TGAACGCCGCTGCCAACATTGTTCACGTTGATCTGCAAGCCCGGCACCAGCGACACCACCGCACCCAGGTCGATGTAGCCGATGACCTCCTTGTTCGTCGTCGTGTTGTTGTACACGATGGCCCAGCGCGCGTTCACAGGGCTCGCGCCGTTGGCCGCCCAGGTCAGCGGGCTGTTGCAGTTCAGGAAGACTTGCGACCCGGTTTGGACGACAGTGCAGCCGGTCAGCGTGACACCGCCGGCCACATAGGCGCCAGTGGCCGCAATCTCGTTGGTCGAGTAGTTTTGCGTACCGCCAGCGCCCCAGGTCGGGAACGAGTCGGCATTGTTCGGTGTGAGTGTGGCAGTGACCAGCGCCACCTTGATCGCGCTGGCCGTGCTCCAGATCGCCGTGAGCGTGTTATTCACCTCGCCCTCGACGTAGTTCGCCATTTTCTTGGTGTCGCCTGCTGCCATGGTGTGTCTTTCAGTTCATGTAGTTCGGGGTGATGGTTTCGATCAACCCGCGGCCGTCGGTCGTGGTGGCCAGGGCCTTGAGCTTACTGCCCATCGGAACCTCGCCGTAGGTTGGCTTGAGGTCTTGCGGCAATCCCGCGCGGTCGCGGATGACCCTGAACGACACCGGCAGGATCAGCTTCGACAGGGCCGAAGCTTCGACGTGGATGGGCTTCGGGGCCGGTGTTAGCGCAGCGTCAATTTGTCGCGCTGCGGCCTCAATCGCTTGCCATTTCTCCTCGGCCGTGGGCGATGTTTCACGTGAAGGAGCCTTCTCGACTGGCGCCTTGCCGCGATCCATCAGGTCAGCCAGCAGGCGCGTCTGCATCGCCATCGCTTCGGCGATCATCGCCACCGGGTCTGCTGGCGCAGGTGGGGCCGGGGCAGCAACCACATGCAGCGTCGGCCGTGGCTTGACCGCTTGCAGTTGCTGGCGCCCGGCATTGAACGTCTTGCCGTCGATCTCAAGCGTGCCGCCAAGGGACAGGGCGCGGCGGCGCAGTTGGTCGGCGTTCATCAGTGGCCTCCCAGGCAGGTCTTTAGGTCGGCCAGGGACTGCTCGCGCTTGTCGAACATGCGCAGCGTCTTGGCGGCATCGAGCTTGATCTTGCCGGTCTTGCCGTCGTCGGTCGTGTGCGTCTCGATGACGTACTTGCCTTCCAGCGCGGCGTAGTCGTCGGCGAAGGGGTCGATCTTGGGGGCGGCCTTCTCGGGAGCCTTCTTGGCCTCGTGCGCAGCCACTTTGCCGGCCATTTCCTCATCGGCCATCCACTTGTCCAGCCGCTTGCGAAGCGTGCCGGTGAGCTTGGCCTCCTTCGGGTCGATGCCGACGGCCTTCGCGTAGTCCAGTGCAGCCTGCATGTCGCCATCGTCGATCATGTTGGCGAAGGCGTCTGCGCGGCTGCCGCTACCACGTTGGGCGCCGATGGCTGCGTCGTCGATCTGCCGAGTTGGCTCCTTGTTCAGAAAGCCAGGCGACCGGCTTGCGGTCTTGCGGAAGTCGGCCAGGCGCTCTTTGGTGTTCAACACCTTGAACTCGCCATCGCCCGGGATGTCGAAGGTCAGGTAGCCAATGCGGTCGAACTGCTCTTGCTGGCGCTGCTTGTGGATGTTCTGATCCGGCCGGCTCGTGCGCGGCAAGTCGGCCCATCGCGGCAGCAGTGTTTCGTCGCTCGCGCCCTCAATTGCGGCATCCACCTTCGCCAGCAGTTCGGCCTTCATTTCCGAAGGCTTGCGGTTGGTCTTGTCGGCTGCCTTGGCAACGGACTCTGCTACCACCGCGGGGGTCGCCTGCTCGGCAGGTTCCCCGTGGTCTTTGTGCGTGGCCTCGGGTGCCGCCGGTACTTGCTGGTCACTTGCTGGCGCCGATGTTTCATGTGCAGGCGCCACCGGCACCCGGCCGGTCGGCGGGGCTTTCTCGTCTGGGGCCGGGGCGGGGCCTAGCCTTGCGCTTTCGTCTGCCTTTGTTTTCTGAGGCGTGGGGTTTCTATCGCCTCCTTGAGAGACCAACCTGCCGCCAGCCTGTTCTTCAGAAATGATCGGCCTATCTGAAGGTGTTGCGCCCACATCGCCAGCGTCCTTTGCTCGCCCTTGTAGCCGAACATCAGGCCCCCGTTGCCCGCCGCCTTGTTTCTCGGCTGCAACGCCCTCTCCGTCGTCCAGCCTCGCTGCAGTCGCTTGAAGATCACCAATTGGTCGATCTTGAATCTCTCTGCGAACACCGCCAGCGGCTGAGTCTCCCCGTTCAGCGTCAAGAGCCGATTCCTGCGCGTATTTCTGGCTTGATCCTTCTTGGTTGCCCAGCGGACGTTGCTCAGGCAATAACCCATCTCGTTGTCCTTTCTGTCCAACGAGTGCATTGGGCTCGGCCTTGCCCCCACGTCGATCAGAAAGTCCTGAAAGTTCTCCTCCCACCGCTGGCACACCTTGATCCCGCGCCCGCCGTAGTGCTCGTAGTTCGTCGCGTTGGGGTTGTTGCAGCGACTCTTCATCCCCGACCAGAGCCGGTACATTTGGGTTCTGGACTGTCTGTGTGTTGGCATTTTGTGATCGTCGATCGGTTGCGGTACCCGATTGTCCGTCCTTAAAGCCACTTTGTCCACTCACCTGGACATTGGTTGTCTCCTTCGGTCGAATCACCCAGCCGGCGCCTGGGATTTCGACGACGTTTGCGGTCGTCAGGCCCTCGCGCTTGGCGCGCAGGTTCGCCGCTACCTGCCGGCCATATGGAACGCCATCCGGGGTCAGCAAGTCGCCCGGCTGGATTGCTTTCGCTGCGGCATCGGCCTGTAGTTCAGCTTCCGTGCCGCGCGTAATGGCCTCGGCGCGCTGCGCCGCCGGCTGCGCCGTGACGTTGCCTTGCTGGTCGGCGATGTAGACCGTTTCGCCTGGCGGCGGTAGAGACAGCAGCGGGGCGGCAGGCGGGGCAATAGGCGTCCCGGCCGGCCCGGTCAGCAGACCTTGACCATCGACAACCTCCCAATTCGCCTTTTCGGCGGGCGCGGGCAGCGCCAGCATCGCCGTCTTCAGCGCATCGTCCAGCGTCGGCGCGGTCAGGATTTCTTTGACTGGATCGGCAGCAGGCACTGGCGGTGTTGATTTCGCCCCAGGGCCTTGCAGCGCGCCCATGCCGCCGCCCATCAAGCCGCCGGTCACAAGCCCGGTCGCGGCCTGGTTGGCAACGCCTTCATCCCACGGCTTGCCTTGCCCGATGTTCTGCCACACCTGCTCAAGAGCAGACTGCGGCATTTCCTCAAGGAAGCCTTCGCTGAAGATTGACTTGGCGATGCGCTTCGGGAAGCTGCCAGTCACTCCGGCGGCTTTCGACCCGGTGAATAGCGCCGTCTCTGCGTCGCCCATCAGGCGGCCAGCGGCGCGTCCGATCAGGGCCGTACCTGCGCCCGCAGCGAGTGACGGAAGCGCATACTCTCCGTAGGTTCGGCCAATCGCTTGCGCCTGATCTGCCTGCCCGCCAGCGGTCTGCGCGCCCTCTGTCCCGGCGCCAACCCACATCAGCTTCCCGGCGGCGTCCTCGACCGCTTTCTTCGCGGCAGCGGCGCCGGCCTCTGTTGCAAGGCCGCCGAACTCTGCTGCTGCTTTCGTAGCGATGGAGCGCGCAACCGTGGCTTGAACTCCGCCCATCGCAAAGACACCCGGCAGCGATTCGGCAATCGTGCCAGCCACGGCGCGCGGGTTGCGGGCCAGCGCGACGAGTGTGTCAACGAACCCGCTGGCGTCCTGAACGGCCTTGTCCGACTCTTTCTGCGCATCGGACAGGTACTCTCCAAGCGCATCGTTGGTCGCTTTCGGGTCGTAGCCGATCCCGCGCATGGCGTCGCCAAGAAGCCCGCCAGTGGCGAGACTTCCTAGGCCGACGGCAGACTGCCCAACATCAACGACGCCTTGGGCGCCTTTGATCGCCACGTCGCCGATGGTGCGAAAGACGCCAGCCGACGGTCGCGGCGGCGCCTCATACCCCATGTGCGCCATGACATCGCGCTCGCCGACGCCATCAACCTCAGCAACGCGCTTGATGAGGTCGGCGTCCGGCAGTTCCCGCAGGCTCGGGAACTTGGCGCGGTAGTCGTAGATGCTGGGCATGGTCTACTGCCGCTTATTCAGGGCCCGGATCAGGTCTGGCGCCAGAACGCTGCGGTACATGCCGAGAGTCTTGCGGGCTTGCTCCGGGCTCATGTTCCGGACGCTTTCAACCGTGATGCCGGAGATCTCACTGCGCAGTCGATCTTTCGCCTCTTCGGATTTCAGCATGCCGGCTTGATTGGCCTGGTCTCGCTCCGCACGAAAAGCCTTCATCCTGTCGCTGTCTGGCGCCATGTCTTCGGCCGTCCACGGCGCCTCTACCTTCTTGGCCGGCGCATCCGTCTTCACGGCCGGCGCAGCGGGAGCACCGTCCTTCTTTGGCGGCCTCACGCGGTACGGGTCGTCAGGTTCTGCACCCCCAGGCGCTGCGGGCAAGTACGGGGCCAGCAGCCGATCACGGGCTCGGCGCGTATCGGCCAAGTCGTTCATCAACTCCTGGTGGTTCTTGTTCTTCGCTGGGTCGAATACGCCCTCGGCCTTGGCCTTGATGATGGCCTGCCTGATGTCGTTCTCGATGCCTTCAAGCCCCTTGACTGCGCGGTCAACCCCCGGCGGCAACTTGAGCGAACCGTCGCGGTTGCCGTAGGCGCCAGCGTCAGCAAGCGACTGGACATGCGCGCCAGCAACGCGGATCGCTTCGTCGCCCTTGATGCGCGACTCTTCGCGCAGGGCATCGGCCTTGACCTTCGCTTCTTGGCGCACCGACTCGGTGTAGCGCGGGTCTTTCCACTTGGCATCCAGCGCCTTCAGTTCGCGCTCGCGCGCAGCATCGGCATCGGCATCGGCGTTGGCCGTCCTGGCGTCTCGGAGCGGCTGATTCGTCTCGTTGAGCACGGCCTCGTCGCGCGCCAGCATGCCGGCCGCCTTGGCCTTGGTGGTAGCCGTGGAAACAGCGGTCGCCACGTTGCCAGGATCGTTCTCGAACTTGAAAGCGTCCTCGCGCACGCCCGATGCACTCTGCCGCTGGATGTCAGCCAGCACCTTCATGCGGCGCTCGGCCAGAATCTCGTCCTGATCCTTCTCGGCGCCCTTCATCAGGGCCCCGCCAAGCACATTCAGGCCGTGGCCGGCGCCAGCGAGGAACGAAGTGCCGAGAAGTCCCATGTCAGGCCCCTTCCTTTTCGAGCGCGGCGCCCAGCTTGGCGGTGTCCACCTTGCCCATCGCCTCGCGCAGTTGCGTCGGGTCGATGCCCTGCTCAGTGACGTAGCGCAGCAGCATTTCGCGCGTGGCTTCGGCGATCATCTGGCCGCTGACCTTGATCCCGGCGGCCGTGGCGATCTCGACCACCTCGCCCAGCACTTCGCTGGCGAACTGGATCAGCAGCTCGTCGGGCACCGCGCCGTTGGTGCGCTCGTCAACCACCGTCACCATCTCGTAGGCGGTGTTGGCAAGCGCTTCCACCGGGTCTTTGGCCGTCTTGATGGCCTTGGCTACGTCGTGCGCCGCCTCTTTGCCGTACAGCGCTGTCATCGCCATCTTCATCGCGGCGATGTAGTTCTGGTCGGTGCCGGCGTCGGGCTCCGCGCCTTGCTGCGCTTCCGGCGCGTCCTGGGCGGCGCCAAGCATGCCGGTCGGCGGCGCGGCCATCGGCGCGGGTTGTGCGTTCTGCATCATGGTCAACCCCTTGGCGCCACGCCCCAGAGACTGGTGCCGACGTTCTTGTTGTACCTGGCCCGGGCCTCGGCGTCGAGCTGAAGCGCTTTGTCCTGCTGCTGCTGCTGCGCCTTGCCGGCTGCTGCGCTGGAAAGCATCCCGCCGCCGGCCTGGATCAGCGCTGGGGCGGTGTAGGGGCTCTTGGCGAGCGAGGCGAGCAGACCCGGTTCGCCTACCGGAGGCACCGTGGCGCCAATGGTCGCAGCCGACGGGGCCGTCACGGTTGCGGCCGTAGGTGTCGCTGCTGTAGCGGACCAGCCGGCCTCGCCAAGAGGGATAGCTCCTGATGCGGCCTCTGCGGCACCGACGGAAGCGTAGCCGCCTGCCTCTCCAAGCGCCATCGGCGCCGCTGTGGCCACGCCACCTCCCGCCCCGGTGGCCAGCGCGCTGCCAGCCGCGCCGAACTCGCCAGCGGCTGCCGCGCTGCCGGCCGCACCGACACCAGACCACGCCGCCCCGAGCCCGGCCTGCGCACCAGCCCAGCCGCCGCCGGCCGCTGCGCCCGCGCCGGAGCCCATCGCGCCAGCCAGAGCGGCGCCGCCGAAGTAGATCGCCACCGCCGCGATAACCACCTTGCCGACCTTCGATGCCGCGAACTTCTTGGTCACGTCCTCGCTCTTGTGCTTGAGATTCAAGAACGGCGCCATGACCTTGTTGATGCTGCGGCCGACCGATGACTTGCCAAGCTGCGCAGTCATCTTGTCTTCCAGACCACGGCCCATCCTTACGATACGAGTCATGCCTTACTCCTGACAAACGTCATATTAGCCGATTCGCGGTTGAATCCCAATCGGCGAAGAAGCCGCTTGATGCGCTCATCGCATCCAGGTTCTGTCTCGAAAACGGCAAACTTTATGCCGCTGCGCGACTTGATCCAGCGGGCAAACTGGAGCAGCAGCTTCCCGCCGTCTCCAGGGGTTGCAGCGAAGTACAGAATCACCGACGCTTGAAGCCCGCGAAACCAAAACCCCGGGCTGACAGATGCCGCGACGCAGGCCGTGACCTGATGATGTTCATCCACACCGACCCACACGAAGTGCGCCGGATTGCCGATCATCGCCTTGCCCATGCTCTCCATCGCTTGCGCATCAACTACCACGGGCAGCGGGTCGTGCGAGACGGACTGGAGCGCCAGATCAATGATCTGCGGAAGGTCGGCCAGGATGGCTTTGCGGATCATGCGCCGCCAGTCGCCTGATCTTGATACCCGCCGCTGTTGATGAGTCCGCCCGCTGGCGGTGCGGCCACTGGAGCCGGAGCCGCCGGGGTAGGCGCAGCGGCGGCAAGCCCCGTTGGAGTCGTGATTCCAGGCAGATCGACGCTGTAGAACTTTTCTGCCCACGAAAGCGTGCTGTTGGCGAAGTTCACCACGTTGTCAACGGCGTTCTTCTTGGCCGTTTCGTCAAGGTTCGGGTCGGCCAAGATCGCGTTGACTTGGTTCATGGTCGCGGCCGAGATCGTCGATGCGTACTGCGCCGGCACCTGGGCTGTGGCCAGCTTGTTCGCATAGCCCATCTGTTCGAGCGCGTTGGCCTGCTGCTGAACAAGCTGCTTGGCCTGGAATTCCTGCTGCGTCTTGGCGATGGCGGTTTCCTGCGCGCGATCAAGTTCGGCCTGCGCCTTCTGGAATCCCTGCTGCGCCGTTTGCAGCGCCTGCTGCGCACCGATGCTCTTGTCGGTCATCGCAGCCTGCTGCGCGCGGTCAAGTTCTGCCTGGGCGGTCTGGTGGGCCTGCTGGAAGGATTGCAGCTTCTGCTGGTTCGCGGCATCAGCGGCTTGCAGTGCGGTGCGGCTCGCCAAGTCGAGGTTTGCCAGGCCGTAGCGCGCGCCCACGTCAACCTGCTGCGCCGTGGCCGCGTTCAACGCCCCGGCGTTGAACTCGCCAGCCCGGGCGTTCGTGTTCGCATCCTGCGAGGCAATCGGCAGCGCGGCTCGGTACAGCGCATCCTGGCCTGCCGTGATCGCCATGCTGGAGTTGAGCAGCCCGCGGCTGTTCATGGTCTGCTTGGCTGCGGTTTCGGCCTGATCCATCAACGGGCCGCCTGCGGTCGTGATCTTGCCGATCTGACCCGCCACCGTTGAGTCTGCGCCCGGCGTCCAGGCTGCCGGCTTCGGCGGCTTCGCCATGTAATCTTGGTACCAATCCGACAACATACTCGACTTGGCATCCGGCGCAGCAGGGGCGGCGACAGACGCCAGCATTCCCGCCTTGGGGTCGTTCGCGGCAGTCGGCGCGGCTGCCACGTCTGGCGTTGCTGGCGGCGTTGGTGCGCCGGTGACGGCCATCGGGTCGTCGATCTTGGGGATGGCGAGCATGCCGGTTTGTGCCATGTGGGCGCCTCAGTAGTTCGGCCAGGGCATGACCCGGCGCGTCGATGGTATCGCGCTGATCTGGATTCCGAGCCCGTTCACGCCAGGCAGTAGCAGGTCGCCATGCCGAGGCGCGTTGCCGACGCGGACTTCATCCACCGCACCCGAGAATCCGATCAGCGTGGTTGAGCGAGGGTAATCCAGGTACTCGACCGGAGGACAGGTGCCGCCAATGCGCAGCGTGCCGCCTACGGCAGACCGCAGCAGCGACAGCGATGGAACCCGCCGCGTGCCATTCGCAAGGCCATCGAACCACGTTCCTTGATCGTAGAGTCCGTCTGTTGACGATGTCGGGTTGCGGCGCCGACATGCCGTGAGCTGGACGAACCGGCCAGGCCGACTAGTCATTTCTGGCCATGAAGCGGTGTTGATCGTCGAGTTGCCAGCAAACCAACCAGTCTGGAAGCCCGTCAGCGCGTTGTAGAGCACGCCGTAGACCACCCGGCGACGAGACACGTACCCCTCGCGGATGCCGTAGAAGCCAAGTGTCCAGACAAGATCGCCAGCCGCGGCCAGATACGTCACCACCGGGCAGTAGCGCACGTCATCGCCAGCGGCCATGAACGATGCCCAGACGGCCGCGTCCAAATCCACCACAGCATCCACATTCAGGTTGCCGTCCGCCCCGTCGCAGCCGTCAACCACGCCCTGCAAGTAAGAGCCCATGCCGCCGAACAGGCCCGCCTCGTTGACGGCGCCTGTCGTCGAGGTCACGCCGACGTTGGTGAGCGATGTCCCCGTGCGCTGGTTGTAGCCCAGGCCGGTTGCCGCGTCGAATCGCAGCAGGGCCTTGACCGACGCGATCAGCGGGTCAGGCCCGAGCCCCGGCGCAGGTGCCGGTGACGGCGCTGGCGGAGCACTTGGCGGCGGCGCTGGCGGGGCTGGCGCTGGCGCCGGAGCGGCGGGCGGAGTCACATAGGCCGCAACGATGTTGAGCGTGTGTCCTGACGTGCCGAGGGTGACGCCCGTGATCGCATCCCGATATGTAACCAGCAGGGCAATCGTGCCGGTAGCTCCCGCAAGAACACCCTTGACCCGTAGAGTGCCGGATGAGGTCGCACCCTGCGTCCATGCCCAGATCAGGCCAACCGTTGACGTGTAGCCCTGGTAGCCGTTCGGCTCAACCTGAACGTAGTTGTCGAAGCTGGCCAAGACGTTCGCGTCGGCCGCCAGGGTCGGGCTGCACAGGACGACATCGACGTACTGGCCGATCTGCGCGGACAGGCCGTTGCAAGTGCCGACCACCAGCGACACGGCCGGGTTCATGATCCCGATGGTGTGGGCAGTAGAACCCCTCGCACTGACGCTGCCGTCCGATGCGATGTAGCTCACCACCACCCGATGCACGCGGCCCGGGGCCGTCGGCGTGCCGGACACCGAGAGCACGTTGGCGACGTAGGAGAAGGTCAGGCCGGCCACCGGATCGCTGATCGAGACCGTCATGGCCGCGTCGGCACAGGTGATCGTCGCCAGCGTGGTCGCGCCGATGGCCGTGCCGACCAGGCCGTTCAGCGCCGCGACGGTGACGGCCGAGAAGGTGATGGGCTGGGCGGCAGGTGGCGCTGGGCTCGGCGTTGGGGCCGGCGGTGCAGCCGGGGGCGCCGGTACGCCAGGGTAGTCCGTGATGACCGGCACATGCGCCGAGAAGATGTCGGCGATCATGGCAAGACCAAGAACCCAGATGGCGGCGCAAAAGCCAGGTCTGCTTCGTTGAAATTGCAAGTCAGCACCTGTGTTGCGCCGCCAAGTTGGTAGAAGCCGACGTAGGGGTCAAAGGCCCCCGACGCGGCGAACGTCATGGTCTGGCCCGTCCCGGCCGCGGGATTGCCGGCGAGGAAAGCTCCGGTGCGCGAAAACCAAATCTTGCCTGCATCGAAGTCGCACGCGACACCGCAGACTTGACCGGCCGTCCATGTGTAGCCGCCGTTGCCGATTGGAACCCCGTTGTCGATGTAGCCTGTCGTGCCTCCTCCCACAGTGCCATACGCCGCCACATAGACGCCAGCGGTATAACCACTGCCGGGATAGAAACCGCCGCCACTGGCCGTCCATGTCGATTGAGCAACGACGCCGGCATGGAAGTTCACCACGGCCGGGCCCGTGTTGACCACTTCCCAGTATCGCTTGCCGGTTCTGACTGATGCTGAACGCACCCACGCGAAGGCCCAACTCGATGCGGATGCGACGAAAGTGAACGTGCGCCCAGTGCCGTCAATGGTCTCCACCGGAGGGCCGCCGGAGTTTCTCGTCAACAGCGCTGTACTAAGCGCCAAGCCGCCTCGCATCGCTGGCCCCATCGTGAACATCTAGGCAAGCCCCTTGATGATCGAGCTGACCAGAATGTCGGCGCCCAGAAAATACTGCGCGCTGATGTAGTCCCGCGCCGCCGGGGCCGTACTCAGGACCGGCACCGCGCCGCCGGCCCACTTGAACTTGTTGCCGTAGGCCAGCGTGCGCGAGCCCGTGCCGTCCTGTGTCACCAGCCAGTTGTAGATGAACCCGTCGCGCAGATTCGTCGGGTTCGCCAGCGTGCGCGGTGTCCCCGCCAGCGTCACGGTGAAGTGGTTGCTCAAGTTGCCGTCGGTGGCAATCGTGGTCGCGTCGGTCAGGGCAACCGGCGTCACCCCTTGCGCCTGTGTGAAGACGTTGACGGCCGCCACCAAGGCCACGCCCAGCGATACCGCGTTGCGCTCGCCGATGACCCCGAAGGCGTTGCCGCCGTCGCACACCACAGCGATCTGCGCGCCCTGCTTGCGCGTGGCCAGCAGGTTGTCAGAACTCTGGAAGGTGACGCCAGACCCCGGCGCCAGCGTGACCAGGCCCGCCGCGCCCTGGCGGATGCACACCACGTCGCCCTGCGCCAGAATGGCGGGCGGCACTGTCACCGTCACCGCGGCGGCGTTGGTGAAGATCAGCAGCCAGCCGGCATCCGCCGCGACCAGGGTGTAGGCCGTGCCGCCGATGCTGCGCACGCCAGACAGGCGCCCGCCGGGGATGAATTCGACAGCGGACTCGGCCGCGTTGACGCGCAGGTACTTGAGCGCCGCGTTCGCGAACGAACTCGGGAACCCCGACAGCGAAGTGATGCCGCTGATGCCTTGCAGCCGGTCAAGTTCTGCCGCCACCAGGGTGAAACCCTCCTGTATGCCCTGCATCTGGGCATTGAGAGGCGCGCCCTGGATGAGCGAGCCGAAGACCGGGTTCAGGGTCTCGACGAAGAATCGGTTGGTCGTCACTGTGCGATCTTTCTTGGCGAGTAGACGGTCGTGAACGAGTAGATCGTGTGGCTCAGCTCGTTGTCCGAGTTGCCCATGATGATCGGGACTATCGCGTTGCCGATGCCGTCGAGTGGAATCGTCTTGGTGCTGACGCCGCCGACATCCCAATAGGAAGCGTCGTAGTTCGTCAGGTCGAAAAGTCCGCCGACCCCATACTGCGGCAGGCTGTTGCCGTCGCCCACATCGGCGCCCTCGTTGTCGATGAAGTCGCACGACACATTGAGCGTGCAGGCGCTTGTGGCTCCCACTTCAAGCAGCGCGTGGCGGTAGGCTTTCTCAAGGATCGGGCTGCGCTGATCCATCCGGTGCAACTTCACGGCGTACTGGATCGACCCACCCGCGAACGAGCGCCCAACATCGGCTTCGTAGACCCAGCCCTGGTCGTCGGCGTAGAAGGTGCGCGCCACGCCGTTGATCTCGGCGTGCTCGGCCAGCACGACGATGACGCCGTAGTTCACCAGCGACCACTCGAATGTGTTCTTGTCCGCCGGTAGGCCGGACAGCACCGATCCGTTGGTCAGGAAGATGCGGTACTTGAACCGGCCGGTGGCGAACACCGAACAGTGCGCCACCTGCTCAGCGGCAATGGGCTTGATCTTCTGCGACACCACATCCCAGACGAAGTTGCCGAAGTTCTGGGTCGTCGGGAAGCGCACCACGCCCGGCGTGTCCAGCGCCACGGCGCCGCCAACATCCTGCGCCGTGCGCGCCTGGGCTCCCTGGATGCGGCTCAGTGGCACCATGTTCCAGTTGATCGTGGAGTCGCCGTACAGGATGAACAGCGAATTCGCGCAGAACACCATGAGCGAAGCGGCGGTCGCCGCGCCACCCAACGACAGCAGGTTCGTGACGACATCGCCCGTGCCCAACTCGCCGGCACCGAGCACGGCCGACCAGACGTAGGGCGTCCCGATGCCGGAATGCTGCAAGCTGCCGCGGTAGGCCAGGAACAGGTAATTCTTGTGGCACTTCGCCACCGTCGCGCGGATGGCTCCCATGCCGGTGACGATGGGGCTGAGCACGTCGCCGTCGAACTCAAACTCGCGGTTGACGCCATCGCACCCGTACAGCCGCTTGGTCGCAAGAGAAGCCGTGAAGTTGTAGATGTCGTGCGAGATGATCCCGCCCGGCAGCATCACGATCTGTGTGCCGTGGTAGACGCCAGCGCCGGCCGCGGGGATCGTGCCGTTGGCCGCCGTGGTGAAGGCCCCGGCAGAGAAGGCCCCGCCAGTCGGCGCGGCGGTGATGTAGCGGCCAGCCGCATCGCCCGTGGAGTAGGAGCCGGATTCGACCACCACGCGCTTGATGACGGCCGATGCAGTGCCCTGGGCCAGCGTAGCGCCCTCGGCCGGCTGCGTGCCGCTGCCCAGGGTGAAGCTGATCTCGTAGTACAGCGGCACCAGCACCCAGCCTGTGGCGGACGATTTGTAGCAAACCAGCGCTGTCTGCGCGACGTTGTTGCGCCAGGCGTAGACCAGATCGTTCAGGATCGCCAGGCCCCGGATGCGACCTGCGCCGGGAACACGGCCGATGACGGACTGGTAGCTGTCGGCAGCAGCCTTGAACAGGATGTTGTCCAGGAAGCCGTCCACCGGCGGCGTGAGCGTGAGCACCGTCGCGCGCGTGATGCCGCCGGTCTGCAAGCCCTCGACCACGAAGGTGCCTGTCACCCGGGTCATCGCGATGTAGGCGCCGCTGATGTAGATCACGCGGCCCGTCGCACCCGAGGTCGCCCCGGTCACGGTGTCGCCGACCACGATGACGGCGATTGGCGCGGTGCATTGGTAGTAGACGTAGACCGCGGCTGACGGGGCCGGCTGCCCATCGAAGGGCTCGATCCCTCGCACGCGCGAGAGGCCACCGTCAACGCCGAACTCGTAGTTGTAGGCGATCACCGGCGTGCCGGGCTTGGTGAAGATCGGCGAAGTCACCAGGTCCATGCCGCCGCGAATGGCTGCCGCCGCCGGCACCAGGCGAACCCTCGGCATGCCCCGGAGACTGCTCATAGCATTGGCAGCCGCGCTTGGTCGAACAGCAGCTTGTCGTGCAGATCGCGGTAGTTCTGCTCAGCGCGGGCCAGCACTTCCGGCGCGGCGCCGCTCTTGGACACGTCCATCAGCGCGCGCCACACCAGGATGTTCTGGAAACGATCCGGCAGGTCTGGAGTGTCAACATCCAGCACCAGCGCGAACGGCTCCTTGAGGTAGTCGGCGCGGATCATGTAGGCCACCGCTGGCGCCGGCCCGAGGAGGATGTTCTCATTCTCGTCAATCGTCCAGCACACGGGCGAGCTGCTGCCCTGCTGGATGTAGACCCACTGGTCGCGGAAGTTGTCCAGGCCCTGAAACTGCAAGTTCCACAGCGAATTGGGCGACCCGGCGACGTAGGTGCGCGGCCAGTAGGAATCATCCTCGTGCCGCCAGCGACCGAACCGCGATGCCACACCCAGGTCGGTGCCGGAATACTTCTGCACGCCGATCGTCAACGGCGCGTCGGTCGTGCCGCGCATCCAGCGCCAGTCATGCTCAGACTGAAGCTCGATCCATGCGTCGGCGTAGGCGTTCACCAAGCGCAGGATGCGCCCGGTCTGACCCACAACCGAAGTCGGCGCGGCCGTAGACCGCCCGGTCTCGCTGTGCAGGCGCTGCACCCCGGTCAAGAAGTCCACGGATCAGCCTTCGCGCTTGATGCCTTCGAGCCAGGCCCGGCCGCGGGGGTTCTTGTCCTCGACCATCGTGAAGGGGTACTGCGCGGACGATTCGCGGCGCCACAGGTTCTGGATGCGCTCGCCGTCCGGGCTCTTCACAACGTCCGTCTTCACCTTGAACGGGTTGGTGCGCGCCATGATCTCGACGTACTTGCGCTTGATGAGCACGGGCTTCTCGACCGGCACTTCGACCCCGCGGCCGTTCACCCAGAACGGAACCACGTTGGGCGCGCACTCTTCGGCGCCGCGGTACAGGTAGATCGTGACCAGCTCTTCGTTGAAGGCCAGTTGATCCACGTAGTCCAGCTTCGCGCGTTCCTTCAGCAGCTCAGGATCGGCGACGAGGATGTCCGGCTTGCGATCATCGAGGTTGGTGTCGATGTTGCTCATGTCCATCTCGGGCAGGGGCGTGGTCGGAAGGTCTGCGCTGTGAATTTCACGTCGGTCAAGTCGGGTCATGCTTGCTCCAAAAGAAAGCGGGCCCCACTGTTGAGGCGGGGCCCGTGAAAAGGCCCCGGGTGGGGCCGAGGAGATCGCCTGCAATCAGGCGGTTGCCATCCAGGCGCACGTCTTGCTGGCCAAGATCGCGCCGAGGGCCACGTTCTGGAGCACACGGATGCTGCGGCCGGCCACGTTGGGCGTGCCGTCCGCGTCGCAGATCGTGATGCCGCCGTTCGTGCCGGTGACGGAAAGAGTCCGCGTGCCGGCCGCGACGGTGTTGACGGCGCTGTCCGCCGCCATGCCCTCGTACCACTCGTTCTTGATGCGGTCGGTGAGGTTCTCCCAGGCGACGTACTTGGGCGTGAAGCCCACCTGGAAGACAACCCAGTCCGTGGCCACGATAGCCGTTGCGTCGAAGACGACGCGGCCGACCTTGGTGCGGGGCGAATCGGCCGGAGCCGTGTTGCCGGTGATGGTTTGACCGGCGATGTTGACTGCCATGATGATTTCCTTTGGTGTTGGTCAGAAAATGTAGGTGGGATCGAAGGCGCCCACCGGCGACAGGAACACGGTGGTCGCGGGCGCATCAAGCGCCGTAGTGCCGCCCGTGAATGTCGCGGTGTTCGTGATGAGCAGCATGCCCACCAGCGCATACGCCCCGTCGTTCGGGAAGTCCGGCGGGATCGCGCCACCCGCGGTGCCGCCCTCCGTGCCGAACCGCACCGCCACCGTGCTGTTCCTGTCGATGAAGAAGGCCGCGTAGTTGAAGCGGTTGGCCGCGATGGTCAGCCCCGTCAGGGCTGGCATGGTGGTGCCCGCCGCGATGGTGACATACGACCCGTTGACGAAGGCGTAGTACGGCGTGGCGCCCGTCTTTGCCAGCGCCGAGGCGGCCCCGAAGATGACAAGCCCCGCGCTGGCAACGGCCCCCGAATTGAGGGCCCTTGCCATGCCACGAAACACTTGCGCCATCGCCCGCTGATCGCCCCCAGCGGATACGCTGCTGAGGTAGGAACCGATCTTGTCGCGCATGATCGTCCCTCCTTAGTTCGGCAGCAGGCGGGCGAGCACGTTGCCCACCGCCATCCAGCCGTTGTTTTCGATCATGGTCGCCTTCCACCAGATCGCGCCCGAGTAGCCGCGCTGGCCGTGCGGGTCGGCCGAACTCGACTGCGGCGTGACGAAGTTGATGTTGGCCGAGTCCATGCCACGTACCGCCACCGAACTCCACGCTTCCGCTGCGCACACGATGAACGTGTACACGTCGTTGCTCGTGCCGCCCTGCGACACAAACCCCGGCGCTGCGGCCACCGTGGCGCCACCGTCCTGGATCGATACGAATTCCGGCGTCAGGATGAAGCGGATCGTCTCGACCTTGCCCAGCTCGAACGGCATGGGCGTGCCGCTGGCGTACTCCACGGCCGGCGTGAACCCGGCCATGTCGCGGATGTCCGGCGCCAGGTCGGTGTGGCCGTAGAACAGGAAACCGGCTTCCACCGGGCTCGTGTTGAAGTCCTTGCCGGCGGCCAGCACTTCGGTCACTTCCTCGCCGTGGTTCGCCATCAGGCTCTTGCAGATGCGTCGAACCATGTTCAGGCTCAGAGGCCCGTTGGTCGTCGCCCGCGACGTGCCGGTGCCGCCGTAGAAGATGTTGGTGCCACCCTTGAGGACGCCGTAGACCTGCAACTCGTTGACCAGGGCCATGCGCTGGGCGATCTGCTTCTTCATCGCGGCAATGATGTCGTCTTCACTCAGGCGCCACATCTTGTCGGTGAAGCCGTACAGGCAGTTGAGCTGCTGGAGCACGACTTGCACGTCCTGCGACACCAAGTTGTCTGGCGTGCCGGTCACGCCTTCTGACGTGTAGTGCGCCACGACGGTCTGGTTGCCGCGGTCAACACCCGATGCGTTGCCGAAGAACACGTTGGGGTTGTTCGCCGTCGCGCCATACGGAATCCAGCGCCGGGCGACGTAGGTGTCGCTGTTGCCCTGGGGGAAACTCACCGCGCGCCCGGCCTTGCCGAGCACCTCGCGAGTGCTGGCGAGCTTGAGCGTCTCGCCCTTGAACTTGCCCAGCCGGAATGCGGTCAGGCCATATTGTTGCAGTGCCATGTTTGTCTACCTTTGGAAAGTGAATTGGTCATTTGACCGAATCGAATCCGCTGCGCTCGTCCGATCCTGTCGCGTTGGTGTTGCTGCGGCCGTTGCCGCTCGGTGTAGCTGCCGCTGCGAAGCGGTTTCTGCGTTGTGTGGTGGACTCGCTTGGCGTTACCGGCGCACTCTTGGCTTTGAAGGCCGAGAGGTGGCGCCCGATGAGCGTTGAGTCCCATGACGCATCCAGGGCCGTGCGCTCCGCTGCCGGCAGGCCGGCGGCGTAGGCTGCAAAGCCAGGTTGCGACGTGATCTCTCGCCAGTCCGGGTGATCTCGCGCCAAAAGTCGCGTCTCGACCGCGCGCTCGACCGTCGTATTGATCGTCTCCAGGGCAGGGGCTACTCGCTGCTGCACCAGTTCGTCGATCTTCGCGGGGTCGATGGTCTGGGCCGGAAGGGAGCGCATGCTGCGAACCTTCTCCAGCACCTTGGCCAGCGGGACGAATCCGTCTTCTCTCAGGGCGTCGATGTCGGCCTGGTCGATCTCCACCTGAGCGCCGGACTTCATCGCTTCAACGGCGTCTTGGATGCCCTTGATGGTTCGACCGAACGTGCCGAAACTCCGATCCTGCGCGGCCGTCAGATCGACGATCTTGGCTTGCAGGGCGTCGTACTCGGCTTTCGTCAGGTCGGCGTACTCGATGGCGATTGGCGCTGGCGGCTCCGGCGTTTCCGTTGGGGCTGCTGTTTCAATGGCATCGTCGAGCACGGCATCATCAACTTCATCATCGAAACCGGCTTGCTCGTTGTCCAGGTCAGGCATGTCCTTGCTCTCCACACATTGAAAAGCCCACCGAGGCGGGCTGCTTGCTGAACCGCTGGCGCTTGGTAGCGTGGGCGGGTCGGTGCCGTGGGCCCGTGGGCCGGCGGCGGGAACTTAGATCAGCGTCTTGCGCTCGTTGCCAAGCGCCAAGAGGGCGATGACCTCTGAAATCTGGCCCCGGAGCTTCTCGGTCTGCTCCGGAGTCTTGGTGGTGTCGTTCTGCATGCGCAGGTTGGCGAGCCGCTCGGTGTAGTACGCCGACAGGCGCGACCACAGCGGGTCGG